AGAAGTACTGATTTTAAATTTAAAGATGACTCGTTTGATATTAGAAGACCCGCGGGTAATCCATTAGTTGAGAATCAAACCACAAAAGAGGATTACGACAAATCAAATAGAGTTGTTGGTTTTAATGTTGATATTGGACCACAAAACCAATCAATTTTTAGTAATTTCAGTGTGAGTCAAGAAACAGGAACTGCAACTGCGGAATCACTTGAGGTTGAGAATATGATGGCAAATATGAGTTCAGGTAAAAACGCGGCTACTCAAACAATATCATTATATAACATATACAAAAATAGAAGTTATACTTGTGAGGTTTCAATGATGGGTAACGCTCTTATTCAACCAACAATGTATTTTAATTTGAGACACGTCCCAATGTTTCATGGACCATATATGATAACTCAAGTTAACCATTCTATCGGACCTGGTGTTTTTGATACTGTTATCCAAGGGATTAGACAACCAACAGCTAGTATTTTGAAAATTGACAATTATATTCAGAGTTTAAAAACAAGTTTATTACAAACACTTAAAGACCAACAGAAACAATCAACGGCAACTAATGAAACTAAACCTAAAACAACTACCACACAAAACGAACAAACTAAGATTAATGAGAAAGCGTCAGGTAAACAACAAATTGATGAAAACGATAATTGTCGTGGTCTATTACCTAGCGATTACTCAAGTTTCACTCCTGTAGATAGTCCTGACGAAAAAAGTGTTAATGTTAAAGATGCCGTTACTAAAATATTATCTAGAATGGCAAATTCAAACATTACTGATGACGGTAAATTAAAATATGCGATATTCGCATCAATGTATCTTATATCTAATTATTCTGATGGTAAAACAGTTGTGTTAAAAGGGTTTGAAAATAATTTTACAGGGATTGAATTAAATAATAAATACCCTAATTATAAAGGTAAAACGTATTATTGTGCGGTTAGTAAAGTGTTTGTTAATCCTAATAATAACAATAAAACAACATCAATCCCACAAGCGGTTTTCAAAACTATTGATGAAAATATAGATTTTTTAATTGCAAGATATAATCCTAGAATGGTTAATGTGAAGACAAATATAAGTTTGGCTGACGGAATTACTAAATTTTGGATTTTAAATAATGGGTCTGAAATATTACCTGAGAATGTCTATACAGGAATGTCTTCTAAAGACATTGAAAATATAAGAGGTAAAGTAGAAACTTCAATTAATCTATTTAATAATAGTTCGGGTATGGTGACACCACCTGTTGCAAAATTAAATCCGTTGGTTGATAAATATGTTTATTCTATCTCAAATCCCCCAATATTTGAAAGTCTAACAATTACTGTTGACCCAAAAATTGATGGTCCAAGACAAATTTTTAGTATTAACTATGATTATGAAATTGACGCTATTTGTGCCGCGGGTAGAGGAACGGGTCAACAATTTAATAGTAACTTAATATCAAATAGTAAACAACAGGTTAATATTGAGATTCAAGACTTATTAAATGATGTGGAATGTTCGAATGTGCCGGCAAAAGAATTTAGAGGAAGTTATAAATTCAAAATAACTATTTATACAACACCTGTTAAAACTGATGGGACTCCTGATAATACAAGGACTGATTTTTATAAAAGTTACCCAATAACATTTACACTATAATTTTTTCATAGTAAAAGATATTTATTAATAAACGAAAAGTTATGAATACAAAATTAATATTAGATAATTATTTGGGTAAGAATACCAAATATTCTGAAAAGGATGCTGGTAACGGATTTAAACAAGTATGTGATTTAGAAACAGGTGATTGTTATACAATTAGAATGAAAGACGGACTTATTGAAAGAGTTGACAATACTATGGCAACTAATCGAAGAGTTCAAGTGGAAACACATAATGGAGTTAAACAATTATTAAACGGGTAAAAATGAGCGTAGATAAAAAAATATTAGAAGAGATTACACGATTTAATTCGATTAATAGATATATTAACGAACAAGAGTTACCTCCACCACCTGTTGAGGACCCAATGGCGGCACCTGTGGACCCAATGGCGGCACCTGTGGACCCAATGGCGGCGGGAGCTCCACCTGCAGACCCTGCGGCTGCGGGAGCAATACCACCGGCAGCACCTACGGGTGATGTTCCCGAACCTGTTGATATTGCAACAGACCCTGATGTTGAGAAAGTTGATGGTGAAGATAAAGACAACAAGACTAAAGAAATTGAAATAACTGACTTAGTTAAATCACAAAAAAATGTTGAAGAAAAACAAGAGGAGTATTTCCAACAGTTGTTTTCACATTTAGAAAGTTTAGAAAGTAAATTAGGTGAAATGGATAATATTGTTAATCAATTAAATAGTTTAGAGGCTAAAGTTGAAAAATATAGAACTAAAACACCGGAAGAAAAATTAAAATTAAGAACTTACGATTCGGGTCCATTTGACCAAACATTGTCACAATACTTTGAGGATAAAGAGGAAGATTTTGAAAAACTTGGTAGAGAAGAGTATATTTTAACTAAAGACGATGTGTCTGATTTTTCACCAAAAGACATCCAAAAAACATTTAAAGACTATCCTGGAAAGGAAGAAGAAGTTTTTAAAGTGAAATATTAATTATTAAAAAATGTTAGAGAAAAAAACTTGTCCTAAAAAAACAAGTTTTTTTTTCCTTACGATTTGACAATACAAAAAGGCGGGCTTATAATTAAATAAACAAATAATATAAATTAAAATTTATGGCGACAAACAGTTTAGATGCGGTGTTAGCTCAGTACGAGAAAGCACAACAAACGGGTAACTTTACCCCAAAAATGTCTCAAGAAGACAGAATGAAAAGATACTTCGCGGCTATCTTAGGTGATAATGAAAAACAAGGTCAAAAAAGACTTAGAATTCTCCCAACGGCAGACGGTTCCTCACCTTTCGTAGAAGCTATGTTTCACGAAATGTTGATTGATGGTAAGTATATTAAATTATACGACCCGGCAATGGATAATGAACGTTCACCGTTAAATGAAGTTTATGAAGAGTTATTAATTGAAGGTGATAAAAAATTAGCTTCAGAATATAAATCTCGTAAATTCTACATCGTTAAAGTTATCGACCGTGATAACGAACAAGATGGTCCTAAATTCTGGCGTTTTAAACACAACTATAAGAATGAAGGTATTTTAGATAAAATCATTCCTATTTGGAGAAATAAAGGTGACGTTACCGATTCTGAAAAAGGTCGTGATTTAATCCTTGAATTGACTAAAGCTAAAACACCTAAAGGTAAAGAGTATACTGTTATTCAAACAATTATGTATGATGACCCAGCTCCTTTACATGATGATGAGGAAACAAAAAAATCTTGGTCTAACGATGAGTTAACTTGGAGAGATGTTTACTCTAAAAAACCTGTTGAGTATCTTGAAGCGATTGCTCGTGGAGAAACTCCAAAATGGAGTACTGAATTGGGTAAATACACTTACGGAGACTCAACTGAGAGTGTAGAATCATTTGGTGGAACTAAAGCAAAAACTGAGGTTTATGCGGACCCACAAGTGAATGACGATTCTGATGAAGATTTACCATTCTAAATAAAAAAACCTATAGATAGGTAGTGGTTGACTTAATCACTACCTTTTTTTATCTTTTATTTTAAATAACACAATATATGGCAGTAAAGAAAAAAGAATTCTCATTAGATTCAATTAAAGGTAAGTTTTCAACAAAAACTAAATATAAACCTGATAGTTTTTATGATTGTGGTGAAGAGTTTACAGAGGCGTGTGGATTACCAGGACCAAGTAAAGGTCACATCAATATGTTTTTAGGACACTCAAACTCATCTAAAACTACGGCAATGATTTTGGCTGCGGCGAACGCACAAAAACAAGGTGATTTACCTGTCTTTATTATTACTGAAAGAAAATGGAATTGGGGTCACGCGGTTGAATTAGGACTTCAGGCGGAACAAAACCCTGAAGGTGAATGGGATGGTAACTTTATCTTCAACGATAGTTTTGATTACATTGAACAAGCAACTGAATTCGTTAATCAAATCTTGGATGCTCAAGACAAAGGTGAGATTCCTTATAATATTCTATTTTTATGGGATTCAGTAGGTTCAATACCATGTAAGATGACATTTGATGGTAAAGGGGGTAAACAACACAACGCAGCAACTTTTGCGGACAAAATCGGTATGGGTATTTCGGCAAGAATATCTAAAACTAAAAAAGAAGATGTTCCTTATTGGGCTAGTTTGGTTGTGATTAATCAACCTTGGGTTGAATTACCTGATAATCCATTCGGACAACCTGAGATTAAAGCTAAAGGTGGTGAGGCGATATGGTTAGCATCTTCATTAGTGTTCTTATTTGGTAATCAAAAGAAAGCCGGTATCAATCATATTACCGCAACTAAAAATGGTAGAACTGTTGTATATGCAACAAGAACAAAAATCTCAATATTGAAGAACCACGTTAATGGTTTATCGTTTAAAGATGGTAAGATATTGGCGGTTCCTCAAGGTTATATCAAAGATGATAAAACCGCTATTGAGAAATACAAAAAAGAGTATTCTGAATATTGGAACAAAAAATTAGGTGGTGATGGTGACTTTAAACTTAGTGAATCATTTGTTTCTATTGAGGAAGAAGAAGAATTCGAAGATTGATTGTAGAACCATTTAATGGTAAAAAATGACTAAAACCTTATTGGTTGACGGAAACAACCTAATTAAAATTGGTGTTCATGGGGTGAAAGATTTCTTTCACTCCGGAAAACACATAGGTGGTGTGTGGCACTTTATAAACACATTACGACGTTTTATTGAAACTGAAGGGTTTGATAAAGTTGTTGTATTTTGGGATGGTGATGAAAATTCATTGTCACGAAAAATATTATACCCCCAATACAAAGCAAATCGAAAGACCCCTTTTGATTTAACCAAAGAAGATTCTATTACCGAACAAAAGGAACGTGTTAAACAATACTTGGAAGAGTTGTTTATAAGACAGGTGTTGGTCGATAAGAACGAAGCTGATGATTTGATTGCTTATTATTGTCAAATCTCACCTGATGAAGATAAAACGATATACTCAGGAGACCGTGATTTAACTCAATTGATTTCCGAAGATGTTAGAATTTATTTACCTGATTTGAAACAATATTTTAAACTTGGTGACAACATTAAGTTTAAGGATATTGAAATTCCCCATTATAACGTTAAGACTTACAAGATAATATCCGGTGATAAATCGGATAATATTGATGGTATCTATTACCTTGGGGATAAGACTTTGGTTAAATTATTTCCTGAGCTACTTGACCGAGAGGTAAAATTCACCGATATTATACAAAAGGCAGAACTTCTACACAAAGAAGATAAAGACAACAAAGTTTTACAAAATCTTTTAACGGGTAAAACTAAGAGTGGAATATTTGGTGATGAATTTTTTGTTATAAATGAGAAAATAGTAGATTTGTCAAACCCTTTAATTACTGAAGATGGGAAAAACGTAGTAAATGAATATTATTCTGAAACCTTAGACCCGGATGGTCGAGGTCACAGGAACGTAATCAAGATGATGATGGAAGACGGATTCTTTAAGTTCCTACCGAAAGGTGACAATGCTTGGGTGAGTTTTTTAACCCCCTTTTTAAAATTAACAAGAAAAGAAAAACGAAAGTTTAAAAAGTAAAATTATGAAAGAACAAAACGAATCAACGAAATTAGAGTTTTTAATGATGGTTAACGATAACATTATCGTTCAACGTTTTTTTAACGTGAAAGATTTTAACCCAAAGGCTAAAACTTCAGTTGAGTTATACGACTTGATTAAAGATTTCAAACACGATTTAGTGTATCAATTAAAGATGAAAACTGTAACATATATGTTAGATAATATGTATGAGATTGTTAATAATCCTGCGGTTATGGATACTTCGTTTATTGAAGGTCCTGAGTATTTTAATGTCTTCATCAAACAAGGTGATGTAACAATTTGTCATAGACAAATCGACGCTAAAATCTACCCTCCAAAAATAAGATATACCGTGGATATAAGACCACACCTAAAAAACTTACTTTTATCATTAACTGACATTTTTTCATCGAAAAATTTATCTTTTGAATATGCTGAAGTTAGTTTAGAGTCGTAATATTTATCTAAAAATACAAAAAGATATATGAGTAAAAATAAAAATTTTGAGTACTTAGGAAGTGGTTTCCAATTACAGTTATTAAACCAAATTATTTTAGATAAGGACTTTTCTAGGTCAATTATCGACGTGATTGATGTGGCTTATTTTGAGAACAAGTATTTCAAATTAATCATTCAGATGATTAAAGAATACTATGTAAAATACGAACACACACCAACGTTTGATACTTTGGAACAAATAACTAAGTCGGAATTACAACAAGAGACCGCTTCAAAAATAGTTATTGACACAATTGGTAAAATTAAAGACGCACCAATAGAAGGTGCTGAGTTCGTTCAAGAAAAAGCGATGAAGTTTTGTAAACAACAAGAACTTCAAAAAGTAATGGGGAAAGCCCAAAAAATTATTGATGGTGGTGAGTTCGAAAACTACGACAAAGTAGAACAATTAGTGAGAACAGCATTACAAGTTGGGGAAAGAGAAGATGGTGTGACTAACGTTTTCTCTAACTTAGACGACGTTTTAAATGAGGATTATAGACATCCGATACCAATGGGTATTTCGGGGATTGATAGACTCTTAAAAGGTGGTTTGGCTAAAGGTGAGATTGGTGTCGTATTGGCACCAACAGGGGTTGGTAAAACAACTCTAATGACTAAGATTACAAATCACGCATTTAACTTAGGTTATAACGTCCTACAAATATTTTTTGAAGATAATCCTAAGATTATTCAAAGAAAACATATAGTTTTGTGGACTAAGGTTCATCCTGATGAATTAACTTTGAAGAAAGATGAGGTGTTGAAACGTGTAAGTGAAATCAAAACGTCAATGCCAAATCAATTAATTTTGAAAAAGTTACCGTCAGATACTATGACGATGTTACAAATTAAGAATCAGGTTAGAAAGATGATTGCTGATGGTGTTAAACTTGATATGATATCGTTAGACTACATTGACTGTGTATTACCTGATAGAAACTTAGGTGATGAATGGAAATCGGAAGGTTCTGTAATGAGAGCGTTTGAAGCATTGTGTCACGAGTTAAATTTAGTTGGGTGGACGGCAACACAAGGTAATAGACAATCTATTTCAGCTGACGTTGTAACTACTGACCAAATGGGTGGTTCTATTAAGAAAGCTCAAGTAGGTCACGTTATTATAACAGTTGCTAAGTCACTACAACAAAAAGAATTGAAATTGGCAACTATTGCGATTACTAAGTCACGTATTGGTGAAGATGGTGTTGTGTTTGAAAACTGTAAATTTGACAATGGAATGTTAGATATTGATACTGAATCTTCAGTTACATTCTTAGGTCTTGAAGAACAAAACGACCAAAAACAACGTGATAAAGTTCGTGAGTTATTGGAGAGACGTAAAGAACGTGACGCACAGAAGAAAAAAGATGATGAAAATAAAAAAGATGAACAATAATATGGAAAATAATATAGAACCAATTTTAAAAACAAATCCTGATAGATTTGTAGTGTTCCCAATCCAATATCACGATATTTGGGAATTTTATGCACAACACAAGGCGGCGTTTTGGACGGCCGAAGAATTTGATTTAAGTGATGATATCCGAGATTGGAGTAATTTATCCGATAATGAAAAATATTTCATTAAAAATATTTTAGCGTTTTTTGCGGCGTCTGATGGTATTGTTAATGAAAATATTGCTGAGAACTTCGCAAGAGAGGTTCAGTATGCTGAGGCGAAGTTTTTCTATGGATTTCAGATTGCGATGGAGAACGAACACTCATTAACTTATTCGTTATTGATTGATACTTATATCACAGACTCAAAAGAAAAGGACGATTGTTTCCACGCGATTGACAGACTACCGGCAGTTCAGAAAAAAGCTAAATGGGCTTTGGATTGGATTGAAAACTCATCGTTCCAAGAACGATTGATAGCGTTTGTTGCGGTTGAAGGAATCTTTTTTTCAGGTTCGTTCTGTTCAATATTTTGGTTAAAATCGAGAGGGATTATGCAAGGATTATGTGATGCTAACTCATTAATTTTTAAAGATGAGAATCTTCATTGTGATTTCGCAATTCACTTGTTAAATAACCATATTGTTAACAAACCAAGTGAGAAAAGAATTAAAGAAATATTACTTTCG